AATGTCTGTCTATAACTATCGTGAGCAGAAAGAGGAAATCTCTAACGCTATTCGTATTCTAAAGATGACAGATGAGGAAACAGTTTCCACATCAACCTATCAAGCGGTTGCTCGTTATCTCTAAATAAATCAACACGACCACAGAAATGCGTGTATAAATAAATAGAGTGGAAACCACCTGAGTAAGTGGCTAAACTGCTCACCTTATACCCTGTGCTCCGTAGGTTCCCTGGGTGTATGGTTCGCCAGGCTAATTAGGGCGATCATAGAAATACTATAGAGCCAGTTCACACCAACTGTAAGAAGTGTAACTACCTGAGTATGTATCAAAACTGCTCCCCGCAAGGGCCCTTGACAATTGTCAGTGGCACCCAGTATAATTAAATTAACCAACTAACAGAAAGAGGCCCCCATGGACCAAGTAACAAAAGTAGACAATCACTACATGACACGAGAGTTTTTAGAAACTCAATTAGTAGAAAACAAAGAACGCATTGCTAATCTTGAATCACACATTCAAACGGTAACCCAACGTTCATACGGTGAGGCTGCAGAGCGCTCACGTATGCGTAATGAAATGCAAGAGTGGACCTTGGAAGCGCTAGAGAATGGCACTTTTGATGAAGGCACCGCACAAGAGATTGCAGACATTTGCGGCTTTGAATTAACAAAAGAATTTGAATTGGAAGTTACAGTTCAATATTCAATTACAGTCAATGCTCGTGATGAAGAAAGTGCACAGAATGCAATTCATGATATTGATTTTGATTCAGTTTCATATGGTGAAGAAGTAACTTACTTATCATCCAGTGTTGACAGAATAGATATTTAGTAGGGGGCTACTAATACAAACCTGAGCATGTTTTAAAACTGCTCCTCTATCCCCTCAAAAATTTTCCGGCACGAAATTTTCTAATTGTCAAGTCGACACACCATGTGATTAAGATCACTTTAAGAAATGTCCGATTTGCCCTTGTTTAACTATCCCGATTTGCATTTGTCAGCCCGTCCGTGTATACTTAGATTAACAACAACAAAAAGGAGAAAACTCATGGCACATGAACTAGAATCACAAAATGGTAAGGCTTCATTCGCATCATTTCGTGAACCTGCTTGGCATGGATTGGGTACCGTATTCACAGAAGAAAAAACAACAAGCGAAATGCTTGCTGCTGCCAATCTAAATAATTGGAATGTTCGTCTGGAAGATTTGGAAACCCCATCACATTTAACAAGCGACAAGGCATACCAGTATGTTTTGCGTACTAACCCTACTGATAACTCTCAGACCGACATTCTTGGTGTCGTTGGTGAGCGTTACCATGTAATGCAGAATGAAGATTTATTCTCATTCGGTGACAACATTCTTGATGGTGGTGGTCGTTGGGAGACGGCTGGCTCAATCAAGGGTGGTCGTGTCGTATTCGGTGCGTTAGCACTAGAGCGTGAAACTGTCCTAGACCCTAGCGGTGTTGCAGATAAGGTAAAGACTTATTTACTTATCAACACATCACATGACGGCTCAATCGCTATTCAAGCAAGCATTACACCTGTTCGTGTTGTGTGCGCTAACACTCTTAACCTTGCACTAAACACAACTAAGAAAAAGAATGGTGTCAAGCAATCTTTCAAGATTCGCCACACTCAGACCGCTTCTGGTAAGGTTGCCGTTGCTCGTGAAACTCTTGGCATGGCTCACAAGTACATGGACTCATTCGACTTAATGGCTAAGGCTATGATTGAAACAGAAATCAATGCTAAGCAATTTAACGACATCATTCTTGCTGCATACCCAAAGCCTGAAAAGGATTCTAAGGGTGCTTTCAAGAAATGGGAAAACAAGGTTGATGTTATCAATGACATCTACACAGGCGAGTTTAATGGTATGATTGCTGGTAATGCGTGGGGTGCGTTTAACGCTCTCACCGAACGCCTTGATTGGTATCGTTCTGCTCGTGGTGGTTCTAACGAATCTATCCTTGCATCTGCAAGTGGTTTTGACCCTGCTATCAATGCAGAAAAAAATCGTTTGCTAAAGATTGTGCAAAGCACTTTGCAAATTGCATAATTAAAAAAATTCCTGAGCAAGAATTAAAACTGCTCACCATTAGGTCCGTTAGAATAGTTGGTTAGTTCGCTACCCTGTCACGGTAGAGGTCACGGGTTCAAGTCCCGTACGGATCGCAATAAATAAAATAAAAATGCCGGCAGGACAAATAGTACAAATCGGACATACAAAAATGTCAATCTTAAATTAAATTACGAAGAACTAAAAAAATCCCCAGAAAAATGTCAAACCTAAAAATCTTTACGATACTTGACATTTATCCCCCAAACCCCTATAATTAGTATATGACCCAAACAATGAGAACGATTGACGAACTAGTCAATGAGATGTACATGGACAATGAGCAACATCTCGAATACATGGAAAATATGAACGGTGGGGATTGTGATTGTGCAATTCACACTACCCTAAATACAATAGTCAAATACTGGTGGGATGAGGAGAACTAATGTTAGGTTATACTAAAGAAGATTTAGATACTATGATTGACTCTATTGCTACCGCCCTACTTTCGGTAGATGATACCAATGACCCCTGGTTACATGGTAATCTAAGCAGAACTAAAGAGTTTCTTGAAGGACTATGGGCAGAAGGGTACTTTGACTAATGTGGACTAAGCATGACTATGTATGTACTAACTGTGATGCTCTTATTGAGGTCACTGCCCTGGAGATACCAAGGGTAGATCCTGACTGTATTTGTGCTAGAGGAATGGTTATTGGTATTGGCTCATCCCCTGCGTATCAGCCTGTGATAGAAGTCACATCTCCACAAGTTGTAAAAATCAACACGAACCCGTATAATTAATATATGGACCTAAAAACATTCGAAGAATATGTAAGACTACACCTGCTGTCCTTAGAGCAAGACTCTGAGGAAATACAAGCCAAAATGGATACCTATGCTGACCCAAACAACTCTGACTATCAGTCTTTAGAGATAGAGGATATCTCAACCAATGGACAGATTCTTGCTTGCTACCACTTTTTGTCAGTGCTAGAGGCTACAATAGACTAATGACAACACTAGACCCACGACTACAAAAACTGATTGACTTAGGTGAATCAGGTACCAACATCCTACATGGGGAACTAAAGAACCTCATGTATCAAACCGAGCAAGCATTGGCTGAGTATACTGACCATGATGATGAGCAGTATGACCAAACCGTAGACCGTCTACATCTAGAGGGTATGCTTGACGCTTATGGAGAAGTATACCAACTAACATATCAACTAGCATTTGCTATTAGCGAAAGGACTAAGAATGCCTAAGTGTTTAGACTGTGATAACACCACCCGCTTTTGGTATGTGGAGACAGGCCATAAACTTGGTCTGTATCTTGAAGATGGCACAATGGAAGATGTCGAAGATGACTACTACGATGAAGTAACAGAAGGCGAGTGCGCTGAGTGCGAGTCTAAGAACATTGAAGGTCAACTATGAGCAACTTTATTGAGATGACCATGGAAGAATGGGAAGCCACTTACAAGCCTATAGATAATCATCTTGATACTAATGCCTCCTTTGACGGCCTCATGTTTGAGACCTATGGTAGTGAGGTAGAGTTTGTTAAGTCTCAATCCCCTGCCAATATCTGGATGTTTGGGGATGGAGACGACGGTGGCCTATACATCTGGTCTGGCTGGGGATTTGTAAATAGATTAGGATACTTCATCACTGAGGTGCCATGCCCTGATGGTCTGACCATTCAGATACAGGTGGGTGAGCCTGACTTGACATGTGATTTCTGCGGTGATATACTTGATGATGAACTACCCCATGACCCACTATGCGAAGGAATACAACAATGAGAACAGAAATAGATAATCTAATAGAAGCAGGCTGGTTTAGCGTTGACTCAGGACAAGCAATGGTAGGAGACCCATGCTACCTTGACCAATGGAAAACAGATGAGGACTTAGAGTGGAACCTAGAGGGCAAGATAGGTCAGTACTCCTATCAGGGCGCTAGTGCTACAACAGTAGAAAACTCATACGGAGAACTAGGAATTGGTACTGCCGTAGTATTTAACACAGGCTATGGTGACGGATACTATCCTGTCTTTATTCAGATGAACGAGGACGGACGAGTTAGCAAGGTAGTTATTGATTTCGAAGGTGAGATTAAATAATGTCAGAATTTAAAGTAGAAGTTATCTTTGAGCCAACAGGCGATTACATGACATTTAGATATGAAGCAGAGGCAGAAGATGAAGAAGCACTGCTCAATGAAGTACTAAGCCAACTATCAATCGTATCTTTTAAGGAGAATAACTAATGGGAGCCCGTATTAACTTTGTATTTAAAGACGTTGAGGATGAAGCACACGTAGTCCTATATAGCCACTGGGGTGAGACCGAATGGCAGCGGGACCTAGCAATGGCCATAAACCATGCTAAGCCTAGGTGGAGCGATGTTGCCTATTTCACCCGTATGGTGATTAGTTATCTTATGCAAGATTCCGTGCTTGATGAGACAGGGTTTGGTATTTATGCTATTACTGGTACCAACTTTGAATTAGGCGAGACCACTGTAGTCATCGATATTGAAAAAGAAACTATCTATGAGGCAGGCAAGGACCTACAGGTCGACTGGCAGTTATTTATTAATGCATACCTACCAAGTTTAGTTGAGACAATCTAGGGATTGGGTCCTCTAGATTATCGGGTGGAAGGGGCAGGCGTGGGGCTTGCTCTTTCCCCCACTTTTTGATACAATAGATACAAGGGAGAATAATGCGTATAAGCAGACGAGTCACAGAGGAAGAAAAGGTTGCCAATAAACTGGGCAACATGGTTTCTGACCTCAGAGTTGATTTGGAATTGGTTGGGGAATACTTAGCAAAATCTCAGCCGTATGTCGTGTATAATAGATTACAGGTAATAGCAGAGTCAGCGAAAGAAACTAAGGAAGGTACAAATTATGCCCACAACAACTTTTGATAACAAGGCTTTGATCTTGGGACAAGTATGGATAGAACATAAGTCCGATGATGAAATGGCAGACTTCTTTGAGTACAACGATCTTGGTATTCCACTTGCTTTTGCTTATGCCGAGGGTATTATCAATTACACAGATACACTTGCTAGATACGTAACTGAAACATTTGATTTATTGCTAGAGGCGTTAAACATTGAGGATGCAGGGTTTGATGACTTGCAAGACTTATGGGATGCATTAGAAGCATTAAACGAACACAATAACATCAAACCCGAAAACCCTTTCTGAGGGCGGGGCCGGAAACTATTTTGTAACAAACCATCAAACCTTATTTCCAAAAGACATTACGATCCAAACCAAAAAATCCCCAAACCAGGACATTACGAACCCTAAAAACTTTCCCCCAGCAGAACATTACGATCCAAACCTTATATCCCCAAACCTTATACCATAGTTTGTAAGGTTTGTCAAACCTTCATATCAGGTGTATAATATATCTATGACTCCAAGACACTTTTCCAGATATGCTGAAGAAGATCCAAAAGGATATCAAGCATTCTCTGACTCTCTTTGGAACTCCTTTGTCACTGTTACTCATACTATAGGTTTGGGAGCCTTCTTTACTTTTACCCCCGATTTTTTGCAGGCCCGTGAAGAAAAGCAGGCCACAGGCCGCTTTGCCGCAGGCGAAATCCCAGGGGATAAAGACCAAACCCTATAACAAATAACCCCTATAGAATAACAAACCATTTATCCTTGGTTTCTAGAAAAACCATAATAGTTTTAATAAAAAAGATTACGATATTGGCAAATTTTCCCCTGGTTTGGGGATATTTTTTTTGCATAAAATGGGCTTGACAAACCATCGTTTACGATGTATAATGCCCAAACCATGCATATCAAGGTTTGACAGATATGAAGGTTTGTGATATAATCCCGCTTCGAAGGTTTGGGGACAGGAAGGTTTGAGGTTTGGGATTACGAACGCCCTCTTTAAAAGCGTTCCCTACTCCACTATGCTCCACTTCACTCCACTTCTAGAATGTTTAGTTATATAATCAGTAAGATTAATCTGTGGATAAACCTGTGGATAACTATGATATTTCTGGCTTATCAGGCTGTGGATAACTATCTAATTCTGAACTCTTAGCCCAATACCTAATCAACTTCATCATTGATCCACACATGCACATAGCCTCATCTGATGCCTTGTTCATAGACTTAAACTCAAGTTCAGATTTACACTCAGGGCACACATATGTGTAGATAAAGTTCTTCATATAATCATTATACACCTGTGGATAACTGTGGTAGAATTAACATATGAAATATTCTAAAATGATAAATGACTACTCCATAGTCACCATCCCTAGAGTTGGCTCTAACTACTTCCAAGACAGAATTCTCCAACACACAGGGGTATTTATCAGACGGTATCACAATCTACAAGATAACAAAATGATAACGATAGTAAGAGACCCAATAGAACTTATGACATCAGAGTTGACGATGAGAGCATTCTATGACAAAACCATTATGGATAAAATCCACACACCAGAATGGAAAGAAAGCGTCTTAAAGAACTTTAACACATATCTTTCTGGCGTAGACGATATGACCATAGTTGATAGGTTTGATATTGTCATAGACTACAATGGCCTAATAGAGTTTCCATTTGAGACAACAAGAACTGTATGCGATATGATAGGTCTTGAGATAATAAATACAGAGTATGTGGATAACCTAAGAGACTATACAGAGCATAAGCATATCCTGTCTAGCAAAAGGGTTGATGAGTATCAAGAAATAAAGACACACATACAGTCTATGGATCTTTCAAGAATGTACAAAATCTATGACGCACTGCTTGCAAGGTGTATAGGCGTTACTGGTACACTGTAATTATGCTAAACATCCTATGCTTTAACTGTGGCGGTATGTATCAACTACCTTATGGGGTATCAAACCCTACAAAACAGTGTCCAAAATGCAACGGCAAATAAAGATTACGATAGGTCCTTTATAGCCCTATTGACCATACGGATCAAACCTCTTCGAGTTATCTTCGACGCATCAAATGTCTCCGTATATCCCCCTTGTGGCATATCTGCCTTATCCAGGAAAGAACCATGCTTCTTAGTAAGTGTATGTACTACTAGGGATTCTACTGCTCTCGCTCTATCCCGTTCGGAAAACCACCAATACTTGATCAATATCCAACCCTTGGTCCTATGGGCTGCAAACCTTCTTCCGCTTACATCTGATATACCTATCTTGACAGCCTTATGTATAGGGCTATAGAGTATATATAATAGGGTCATTAGTCTATTATACTTGACATCCCCCGCAAAATTTGATATGATTGAGTTATGAAACCTCTAACAAAAAGACAAATAGACAACCGATTTTGGAAAATGATCATAATTAACTGCACCCATGAATTTGAATGGTCATTGCAGTGTGGTGAGATAGCCTGTGGCAAGTGCTATGTAACCTATGATGAATATAAAAGAAAGTATGAGAATGTCTAGCCTAGATGACTTCATGAAGGACCCTTGGAAAAGGTTCAATGAGATGCGTAAAACACCTCATGAACATGATTACGATTATAGAATAGATTCCTCTGGCACAATGTTCTTTGAGATATGTAAACTATGCCTTGATACTAAGGGTGTTATCGATATGGGAGCAGATGAAGGATACTAACCACTATTGCCCGTTTAGGGCATAGGAAGGTTTATAACTTCTATTTTGCGCCGAACTTTAAAGATTTACCTATGGTGTATAATAGTTATATGCCATATATAGTTAATAATCAGCCTGTTGGACATAACCCAGCCGAAATCGAAAGAAAACCATCCTACATGGAGTTTTTTGAAAAGGTGGGAAACTCTCCAGATAACATAAAAATTATCCCAAACTTTCTTTCTGATAAAGAGATTAGATATATTTTATCACACATAGATGAAAGAAGAATGGTAAGTTTTGTTTCTCAAAAAGATAACGATGGCAATCCTACTTCGTGGATTCACAACTATGAAGGAATTCCTGACAAAGATAATGTAATCGGCAGAGTATCTGATGAAATAAAAAAGGCGTATGACATTGAAAATGTTGAGCCAAAAAGCGATAGGCTAAATATTGCAAGATGGGATGTCGGCAGCAAACTAAGCCTTCATGTTGATGATCTTGGCTATGTAACAGACAATCATCTGCCAACACTTGTTTATTTAAATGATAAATATGAGGGCGGAGAGTTGGGTTTTGCTACACATGGGTTTGTCTTTAAACCTAAAAGGGGTGACCTAATCATGTTCCCTGGAAATATGCACTATGCACATGAAGTATTTGAAATTTTGTCTGGAACAAGATATACCCTACCTATCTGGTTTACAATACCGTAGGGTATAATTGAACAATGATAGAAAACGCTTCAGAACCTCACAATAAAAAAAGAAAACTTCTAGATGGATCTGAAGTAAATGATTACGATCACCCAATTGACCTTATACTACACACAAAGGCACCTGGAAAGTGGAAACTAATTGATCTTGAAACTGGTCAAGAATATCTTGGATCAGAGATATCTCATGAAACATTTGGTGAAATCTTAAGAAGCAAGGTTGCCAAGGCTAAGATAGGTTCTTGGTTCAAAACAAAAGGAAGAGTAGCAAAAAATGGATAACACAAATAGACCAATAACTTTTCACTGGATGTGGAGAAGACACTGGCAAGTAAATGATAGCACTGAGCATCTAGACCTTAAGGGAATTCTCGGTATGGCACAAGAACTAGATAATGCAAATGTAAAATCTGTTCTTCTTCCATATGGTCCAGGTGGTATAGATTTTTCTTTAGTTATACAAGAAGCCCTACAGAAAACAAATCAATTAATTATGACTATTGCGTTGCCTGCATATGGGACAAGTCCAGACTATGCTGCTAAAATAGTTGACACACTAAATCAGTTTGCACCTGGAAGAATTGGTGTAAACCTAGTTGCTGGAAGATGGGGCGATGAAGGTAATGACAAGTCTGAAAAGATAGTAGTAGATCATTACATGCATGACCCAAGCCTAATTGACACTCTAGATAAAAGAGTTGCAATATCTGCAGTTTGGATGGACAAATTCATGGATTTGATGCAAACACATACTCACAAAACACATATGGCAGTTGTTGGTTCTTCAGATACTACAATTGGTATAGCAAACAAGCATTGTGAATATATTTATGTTGACGATAACTTATTGTATAAGGATCAGTTTAAAAAAATTCAAGGCCCTAAGCCAATAGTAATCATTGATCCACTTATTATTAATAATCTAGATGATGAAAAGAATGTTAAGTATGATAAAAATGCACCAGAAAGAAGGCAGCATCATCATGTAAAGGGAACGATGGAAGAAGTAAAGAAACAAATAAAAGAACTTTCTGATAAGTTTGGAGTATATGATTTTATGATTCATACCGATCAAGAAGATATTAGCCAACTTCTTAAGTTAGTTAAAGAGTTTAATGGTAAAGAATCTACCACAACTGATGCAAACTTAACTGCTAAAAATTTTGCAGCAATTGGTAGAGGCGCTAACAATATAAAGGTATTTAATAATTATCTTAGCAAAGAAGAATGTTCTGACATTGTAAAAATGATTAAAGAAACAGAAACAAGTAATGTAAGGATGCTTCAATCTGGTGCCATATCATTAATATACTATGACTCTCTTGATCTTCCAGAAAAATATATTCCTGGAGTTCATTCTCTTTTAGAAAAAGAATACGGTGTAAAAGTAAAGCCAAGACATTCTCGTTTTGCTGAGTGGAGACACAGCAGCAGTTTTACAATTCCTATAGATGACATGGGGTCTAAAGATTCTAACCATATGGCTGGGTGGATATACCTAAATGATGATTACGAAGGAGGAAGGATTTCCTTTATGCATCAAGATGTATCTATTAAGCCGAAGGCTGGTGACCTAGTTATGTTTCCTGGAAATGTCCACTACTGGTATAACATAATGCCTGTAAATGGGTCAAGATATATTATGCCTATATGGTTTGATTTTGTTTAATGGTATAATAAATATATGAATAAGTCTAAGTGTTTTTTTTGCGATAGCGATGCTACTCATTTTGATATTGTTGTTAACAATGAGAAGTATATTGTTGCAGATGTATGCTTAGACCATCTTTCTATGGGCCTGATTGTCTAACTGGTAATCTTTAAATGAATAGAATAATTACATACCCAAGGTCTGGGACACATTATCTTCAACACCTTATTCTAACATACTCATCTCAAAAGATAGACTCTAGCCATTATCAAGTTTTTGATAATAGTTTTATTATAACTATTGCACGAAATCCTTTTGATAGTATAAAATCCACAATGGCAATGAAGAAACATTATTTTCCAGATACATATCTAGACAACGACTACATAAAATATTATATTGATACATATACTTTTTTAAACAAGGATGCTAATTTAGTTATTGATTACGAAGATTTAGTTTCTTTTCCAGAAGAAATAACAAAAAGTGTGTGTGATACTCTAGGCTTTAAAAAAAATCCTATGGAATATCCTATGATGAAAGACGACAAGGACTATGAGTATCTTGTGTCTAGTAAAACAGTTAAAGAATATGAAGAAGAATATTTTAGTAAACAGGATATCGAAAAATGTTATCCACATTATCTAGAATTGCTGAGTAAATCAATCAAATTGACTTAGAGGTAGTTCTCTGTTATACTATATATATGATTCAATGGATTGCTGACTATGCACACTGGGTACTTGCCTGCATTGGCGTATCTGGTATTTATTTTGTAGGTAAAAAAACCCTATGGGGATGGTTTGTTTTACTTTTCAATGAGTGTTTATGGATAGCATATGCTTTAGTCACAGATCAGTATGGATTTATCTTTGCAGCAGTAGCCTATGGTGCTGTTTATATTAGATCTTACCTACACTGGAGACGAGATGCCTAGACATTACGATATACCCGATCCATTTCAAACCTTTGTAGCCAAGAAGTATGCTAACGCTAAGGGTTATGTACATGACTTCTTTACTGGTGAATGGTCTTATAAGTGTTCTTCTTGTAAGGATGATCTTTATGCTCCATCCCGCAAAATTATGACAAAGATTAGACTGTTTCATACAAGAAATGAGTGCTTAGGTGGATACTGAACAAGAGTTTGACTTAGAGTTTACTGTTGAAGAAATGATTAATCTTTATGGTATTAATAGCCTTGAAGATTTAGATAGGATTGACTAATGGATGCTGAAGAAGAGTTTAATTTAGAAGACATTACGAACGCCATAGTTAATCAGGCTAAGGCTGATGTTAAGTCTAAGTTTGGAAATAAGAAACGGCATAGACAATGATGTGCAATGTATGCGGACTATCTAAAGAATCAGAGTGGTTTTGGAATGCTCATCAAACAATGTCTGATGGAAAGATCTGGTGTGTAAATGCCAAGAGAGCCTAAGATTACGAAGATGGACTGGAGAGCCTTGGGCTATTGGCCTGTATACAAAGATGGAAAGAAAGTGTGGGTGACTGAAGATGATAAATCATTCAACGAAGACACAAAGAACTAAGATACTACCATTACGATGGATAGGAAACATCTCTGGAGAGTTTGCAGCAAATCATTTAGTTAAGTGTGTTAATATGGACGAAGATGAAGAATTTGGGTGGCGATATAAGTACCACGCAAAAACGTACAAAATTCTTAACAAGCCTTACGAATGGTGGGGAACATACTATACCATAGACATTAAGGCCTGGAAAGAAGATTTGGATCAAATCAAGATTGATATGTCTGATTCTGGCTGGGATGATTACGATGAGTTTGGCAAAGCCTATTGGGAGGATAAAGAATGAGTATAGACGAAATGGCATTACGAGAAGAGATAGCAAGGGAGATTGAGGCTCTTCCTATTGAGCCAGCAGTAACAAATGCACTAGGTATGCGCCTGGCTGCAGCACATATTGCTAGAGGAAAAGGTAATTATATGACCAACTTATTTGAGAGACAGGTGGATTTTGAATGATTAGTTTATTCTTTTTGGTACCAGCATTTATTGCTGGGTATGTGGCATGCTATTTTATTATGACATACAAGGTTAGCCAAGATTAAGCCGACAGCACACATCTACGATGTAGATGGTACCCTAGCCAATGTAGATCCATACCTCCACCATGTTCGTGGCTCTAATAGGGATTACGATGCCTTTCATAGTGCCTCTATAGATGCCCTGCCAAACGTAGAGGTAGTTGAGATGCTTAATAATTCTGTCAGTGATGGACACTCTATACTTGTTGTTACATCTCGAAAAGAAAAATATCGTGGGCTGACATCTATGTGGCTTGCTAAGAATAATATTAGGTCTCATGGCTTGTTCATGAGATCAGATGATGACAACAGACCAGATTATGAAGCAAAGAAAGATATGCTTGATAAGATAACTAAACTATGGGATGTCACTTATGCTGTTGATGATAATCCAAATGTGATAAAATTATGGGAAGATCACAACATTCCTACAAAAAAAATAGGTACTTGGGATGGCAATAAGAGTTGACTTACACTACAGAGAATGGTATGATTAGTCTATGAGCAATCGAGTTAAGAAAATTTATAAGTGCAAAGAGTGTGAAACTATGATCACAATTGTGACAAAGGTTCATGAACTTCCAGAATCAATTATCTGTCCATGTGACAACGTATCAGAAAGCCAGGGAGAGTAATGAAAAAGTCTAACAACAAAGTGTCTCAACACAAGATCAAGCGAGCAAACAAAAACAAGAAAAGAACACAGGCTAAGCCACAACTATCAAGGTTTGAGCGTAGACAAAATCTTATTAGAGAACAACTACTTCTTGGTGTAATGCAATCAATTTCTAAGTAAGGCTGGAGTTAATCATGGTGGATTACGATAAGTTAAAAAAAATCCCAGACGAACTAAAGCATGTAATTATTAAAGAGCATATGAAAACCTATTATCATTGGACTGTTGGTATTCTTTGCTTTCTAATTGGAACATTCTTTGGTTTATTAATCAAATAAGGTCTAGCACCAGTAGCCAAGTTGGTTAAGGCACCGAACTCATAATTCGGCTATTCGTAGGTTCAAGTCCTACCTGGTGTACACATCTGTAACTCAGTTGGTTAGAGTACCTGCCTTATATGCAGAGAGCCGAAGGTTCAAGTCCTTCCAGATGTACTTTGTCTCCATCGTCTAGTGGCCTAGGACTCTGCCCTTTCACGGCAGCAACACGGATTCAAATTCCGTTGGAGATACTAAACCTCTGTAGTTCAGTGGACAGAACGTTGGACTTCTAAGCCAAGCGTCGCAGGTTCGATTCCTGCCAGGGGTGCTATAATACTACACATGGAAAAAATCACATGTAATGAATTGTGGAGAGAGTGGATGCTTTCAGATCCAAACAATCATTTAGTTATTGCTGCAAAACAAAAAATATCGACATACTCTAAAGAAGACTGGAAGTCTATGTCTGAAGAGGCAACATCTTTAACTAATAGGCTTGGTGAGTTAGTAATGTATAACATCCCAATTAAGAGTAAACTCGCTGAGTCTGGATTTGAAGATCTTGTTGAGCATTTTCATAAATGGTTTTTTCCAATTACAAAAGAATATATTTTGAGATTATCTTGTCTTTGTAAAACAGACTACAGTTATGCACAATTTTTTAACAATTTTTATCCTGGATTAGCAGACTATCTATATAGACTGGTACCATTTTATTTACACAAATTGACTAAATAGATATTATTTTTTAGGATGTTTAACTTCGTATGGCGCAATCTTAGACTTAATACGGCCATCTTTATATAGTCTGACAATCCAACCATCTTTAATCTGAATAGGATTAAACGCTGCTGCTTTTTTCTTTGGCATTATATTGTGTGTCTTTCTCTTTGTGACTTTGTATAATCCTTGCCGAAATCAGCAAACAAAGCCTTGTCTTTTTCACGATTAACAATTCCTCTTGACCAAGAGAATCCTGCGTCTCCGCCCCATGCTAACCACATGATATATCCGTTAGATGGGTTTGCCTGGTTGCCCCAGTCCTTACCCTTCTTGTCCACTTCATGACGTGAGAAGTATGAGAACATTCTCTTAACAGTACTAAGAGATAAAGTTTCCCCTCTTGCTAACTGTCCTGCACGAGTCCAGCCTACTGAAGTTCCTGCACCAGTTGCTTTACCATCTTCTTTAAACTTAATTGCTTTTCTTGCTGCTGCTCTCGCTCCTGCTGGTGGAGAATATCCTTCAGCCTTTGATACTGAATCTGTTTCATATTCAACTGTGTCATCATCTTCAAAAAAGTCATCTGCCTTTGCAGCAGGTACACAATTAGGAACTGGTTTACCATTTGCTCCTGGCTTCATACCACGCTGCACATATCCATCCCAGCAAGGTGCTTGCTTATTTACACTAGCACAGCAATCTGATTTCATTTCTCCAGCCTGGCACTGTGGGCACTCTTCACATGTAACGTTTAATTCTTTGCACATTGGACAGCCGCAACCTTCGTATTCTTTTTTAATCTTTTCTTCTTCTTTATACGACTTACCAACCTGTGAGTCGTACATTGCCATCTCAACTTCTGAATCCATTGAATGAGTTTCCATATCTATCTTAGTAGCGTCCTGATACATCATACCAATACTGTATGCAGTTGGCTCCCACTTACCATCTTCTTGTTCGTAAATTCTAACAGCCATTGCTGGGTTATCTGGTGGCATTGACTGAATTGCATACTCTGTTCCAGGAACTCCGTATACTCCGCCCTCTGTCATGATGTGTTCTACGACTCCGTGGACTACGCCTTCGGATGTTGAACCCATAACAAAATCGCCTTCTTTTAACATATAACTATTATAGCATGTCGTTTAACCTGTTGTGGGTCCTGATCCTGTGACAGTTGGCACAAACCACTTCACACTTTTCTATCTCTTTCTTGATAGCCTTCCATGAAAAACCATCATGGATCATTCTTGATACGTTGTATTTTTTATCTCTTATGTGATCAAAGTCTAGGATTATATGATTACTAACACCACAA